CGCCGGAATTAGCTTTTATGTGCGTGTGTGCAAAGCTAGAAGCGACATTGACGAGCATTTTACCGCTTGTATCTATCGTCAGCCGCGTCGTCCCATCCGTCTGCAACTCAAGTGCCCTAGCACTGCCAGTGCCTGCCTTCTCTGTGCCAATCCTGAAGACGTTGCTAGACCATTCGAGCTTGCCGCGTTCGTAGTTCGAGGCATCGCTAAAAGTGTTGTAGATGCGGAACGTCTGGGCGTTTGTGGAACGTCTCTGGGCCAAGGTATCTGCTGCGTCCCTAAGCAAAAACAAATCGGATGAGCTATCTGGTGTACTGTTTTCCCATTGAAGCGAATTGGAACTACCTAATGCAAATCCTGTTGCACCTAACTTGCCTCGGTAGGTTCCGCCAACTGTGATAAAAATAGAATTGTTTGCTTCTCCGTAAAATCCACTTGTTCCAATTGCTATCGTTGGGGCGGACCCTAGCCCTGCGTTAGAAAGAAAATTGACCCTACCGTTTTTACCAACTCTAAATACACTACTTCCACCCACCTGCAAATCCATCAGCAGCGAACTGGACGACGAAGCAGTGTCAACCACATTCGCCTTGATGAGCGTCGGAATGCCGGTTGTGTTCCAGGTAGCCGATGCATCAATTAAAGATGTAGCTTGCGATCCAGTCAGCGATTGACCAGAAAGAGCGAGAGCAAGGAACGTCGGCGTATTGCCAGACCCCAACCCAAGATTTGTGCGTGCCGTTGCTGCGTCGGTTAGGTCGCTCAGGTTGCTCGCCTTGACCAACAGACCGCTCAAGTCCTGGTCGCCGGTGTTCGTGCCGCTTGAAGTGCCGCTAAACGTGCCGGATTGCGTTGCAAGCGTACCGAGCCCGGTAACGTCGGATACGTTGTGCGTGTGCGACAGGGGAGCCTTTCCGGCTAATGCCGTGGCCATCGTCGTCGCAAAATTTGGATCGCTTCCTAAGGCGTCGGCAAGTTCCTTGAGCGTGTCCAGCGTTGAGGGAGCCGAATTAACTAAAGCCGCCACCGCTGCCGACACACTGGCGGGCGTTGCCTTGCCATCGAGAGCCGCTTGAAGTCCGGTCACGTCGAGCATGCTGTGCGAGTGAGCAGACGGAGCAAACGTCGCCGGGATGCCGAGCAACGACAAATACTGCCCGTCGAAACTCGACTGCACGATCGGCCCAGACACTACGTTCACCGAATACGGTGCCGGGCTTTGTACGACTATCGAATACGAATCAATCATCGACATCGCAATTGCACAATCCTTATCGAGTAACTTCCCGAGACAAAACCAACGCACCCTCCTGGATGCGATCCACCATGCCACTTGGCTTGGTCCATTCAATGTCGTAAACGTACTGGCTGGCTGGATCAACTTCCGTCTCTCCTGCTTGCATGGCACTGGAGACGGCCCGAGCCAGCGAATACTGCACAGTGTTCGTTGTGGTGTTCACGACAAACGTGAACGAAGCTGCGACTACGGTGGTGCTTTTGGTCTTTCGGATTTGCCCGCTGAACGAGGATCCCGTCAGAGCTACCACTGCGCCAGTCGCGTCCTTGATCTGAAACTCTGCGGCCCAGTCCGAACCCTGCTTGACGTAGATTGCCACCTTTGACGCCTTGGAGCCGATCATGGGACTTTGCGTTCCTCCATGGATCGTGACATCTGGTCCACGTCGTCGCGGATTCCCTTCATCTGCTCGCTGATTACCTCGATGGACTTAGCAGTGCTTTCCAAACTCTCGCTTGTCGCGGTCATAAAAGCACTGATGCCGTGCAAGTGATCGACAAACGCATCCTTGAGAGGCGTAATGACGTTGACCGCCAGCCAACCAGCCGTCTTCCAGAGCCCGATACCGCCCGCAACGACGATCGCTACGGCCAACCCGTTGTTTGCAACCCATTGAGTCAATTCTGTCATTTTCCGCCAGCACTCCGATAGGATTCGAGGTTTAACTTGCCAGCCACCCTGAACCACTTTTCGCCGTCCCAAACGTCCCAATAGGGCGTCGGCTCCGACGTTGTGCTTGTTTCGCGTCTCACTGCCCATCCGGCCAACCGCCACGGCTCGGCCTGTTCTCGCCACCACGTTTCGCACGGTCCGCATCCGTCCAGCGAGTACATGATGACGGTCGGCTTCATGGGCAATTTTGCTGCTTCGATCTTCTCCTTCTTTTGTTTCGCTAGATCACGCTCGACTTCGAGCTTCTCAATACGAGACCCAAGACGAAACCATTGACGTTCTTGATCGCTGAATCGCTTGATCCAAGCGTCCACTTGCTCCAATCGGTCGAAGACGGCCCGATAGACTCGGTAGCCCTGGTACGTCACAAACGCGCCTGCGATGAGAACGGCAACCAGTACGAGTGTTTGGATCGCGGACAGGAACTTGGCAATCATGCCGATGCCTCCGCAACGGGAGGGTTGTCCCCTTGGGGATCGTCGCTCGTCGATCGCACCAAATAAAACGCATGGTGCCGCGACGGGGATCGGAGATGCCGCGACCAGGAGATCCACCCGCGCCCCTGTTGCCCGTATCGAAGACCCCAGGAGTTGAACATATCGAACTCGAACTCAGTGCCCGACCATCGCAAGTCGTCTACGCCTACAGCGTGATTTCCGGGCCCATCGGTCGGATAGACTCGGCCTTCGGCATCGAGGGCGGTAAATGCGTTCGTCGCATGGACCGCCACCACACCCACGAACCCGGCTGCTAGTCCGCTTTCCAGTTCGTCGGCAGTGTCCACCCGGTAGCACTCGATCGCCTTAAACCGCGCCATAGCTTCGCGGGCTTCCTGGGAAATGTTTTTCCACAGGTACTCTTGATGGGGCACCATCGACTCAGGAGGCACACCGCGTTCGGTAATCGCTTTCATGCCGTCATCGAGCATCGAGCCAACATCCCGCCCGCCGTTGATTTGTGCGTATAGCCCTTCACCTGAGAGCGGTATATGCCGAAGACCGCGTTTCACTCGCGCTCGCTCTAGCGCCTTGGCTCCCGCGTAGCCGTTGCAGCTTCCCCGCTGCCCCTGGCTCTTGATCCATTGGGAGGCCGGAAACCACAATCTTGCAGCCATCCGTCGAGGATCCTTGAGGATCTCGATCTTCTGCTCCTTCGTGAACATCGGCATTCCCGAGTCCGCATAGGCTGGGAACGACTCTGGACGATGGTCTGGAACCAGCGTCCCTAACGGAAACTCCAACCCATCGATCTCGATATATGGGAGACTCATTGGCCGGTCGCCTCCATGACGAAAGCCCCAATCCCGGCTGTTGTTGCCGGGAGGGGGGCCGACTTGAGGATCTCTCCCTTGGGACCGACAATCAAAACTGCCGGGATGCCGACCTTCTCGGCCTCCACTCGAAACGGCTTGGCGTCTGCGCTGTCAATGTCGTAAAACCGCCACTTTGTATTCCGCGATTCCAAGCCCAGCCAAAATTCCCCGTCTGCCAACACCCGCGCCACCGCTGGATTCCGCGCTGCGGTCTCTTCGACGACCACCACCCAAGCGCCTTCCACTGGCTCAAACGGGCCGACAGGCAAGGGGATTAGCCTGCCGACCCATGGACCGATCGCAATGAGGGCTCCACCGATCAACATGAGAACGGCGGGCCATGGCGATCGGCCAATCATTTGCTGTCACCTTGCGAGAACACCGCCGCAACCACCGATGTGATTGCGGATTGCCCCGTAGCGTTCTTCGTCTTTTCAAAGTAGACCATCAAGGCATCGACATGCTGCAACGCCTCCAAGCGACTCGGCGTCTCCATGGGGCTTAGATACTTTTCCAGGTCTCCCGGAGTCAGTTGGTCCAACGTGCGAATGATCTGCCTGCTTGCTGGCTTCGCGGTCCATTGAAGCACCGTCCAAACCAACCCGCCGACGAAAACCAGAACACCAAAGACCGAGGTCAACACCGTAAGCATTACTCATCCTCCTCTTTGGGATGATCGAGCCCGTACACCTGTGCCTCGGAAAACTCGAACTCAAACTCATCCGAGAACTTCGGATCCTTGATAGCGTGAGGGTCATTCACGCCGGTCGCCATCCAGATTTGGAAGAGCATCAGACACAGCTTGACAATCAACTCGATTTGCCACGGCTGGAGCACTTTGACCCGTTCGTCGCAACGCACTTCGTGCTCGAAGATGTCTGGCGATCCCACAGCGCGGGCAAACGCATCGCACGCAACACACCAAACCGTCTCTTTGTCCAGCATTTAGATCCCCTTACGACACGCGCGCGAGTCAGGCTCGCTCGATTCGCCTACGTCTATGGGATCCTACTGGATGAAAACGCTAACCCTGCCTCCGATTATCGCTCCGCGTCACCAACTGCCTCCAACTGCCTCCACCATTTGGAGATTTGAGCACTGGTCCAATATCGGCGATTGTTGGGCCTAACAATGGACGGGCGAGGCAACACGCCGTCCTTGTGCCATTTTCGGATCGTGCGATAGGACATGCCGGTAACTCGGGCAATCTGTTTCAGGTCGAATAGTTTTGGCTCTTGCATCCCTTCACCTTTGGTCCCGAAAACTCAATCCTTGCCACCATGCCGCGTCGAATGTCACAGGCCAAGCAACGCCGCGTTTTGATCTTCGCTCCGCAATCTGGGCACCTTTGTGTCGCCGATCGGCTGTTGACTCGCTGGCGGGCTTGGCGAACGTAAGCGTCCCATCGTTCTTTCCAACCCTCCTTCCCGAGCACCAACCATTGCGGGGTGTGTTTTCTGTGGCACCACCAAGTCGCAAACATGCCACCGAGGTCGGAGTCATGCTCGTCGTAACGGATCGCCCACTCGATCGCTTTAAGAATCTCAGCGTCAAAGTAGAGCTTCGAGGATTCTGATGGTGGTGTGTGGTTGTTCATGTCCGCTCGCAATCCATTTCTCGATAAGAACCTGAGCCGCCTGCCCGTCATCGTGCCAGATCGCTTTGAGGGCGTCTAGCGCGGCCTTTGCTACGTTGTCTGCATCCGGTTTCGTTGCCTTGGGACATCTCGGCATCGGCTTGGTTTTCCAGACCATGCTCTTCGGCCTTGGAAACACAAACATCATTTCGACACGCAATGCGCCTTCCAAGGGTGGTCCCGAGTACGCTTGCGAAGCCACTAAACGAATGCACTGTTTGAATGGCTCCGCGTCCGAGGGAGTGTAGACCCGGACAAACGCTCCTTGCTTGCGGCCCTTCGTTCGCGGCTGCGCGATCGGGATCCCTGGGATGTAGAGTTCAATCGGGGTCATGATATGTTGATTTCCATATAACGCCGTATTATGGTCAATTCCATATAATACTTGTTATGAATATCTACTCATCTAAATCCGTATCCGACCATCCATCAGCAAGCATCGACCGAAGATACTCTTCTCGTCTCGCATCGACTTCCTTTGTTACTTCTTTGCTGTTTTGCTGATTACCCCACTTATCTCCGCTCGTCTGTCCAACGAACGATCCGAGCGTCGTTGACCAAAGCAACGTCTCGATCTCAAGGCCACCGCCGTTAAAGCCCGCGTTCCAATCCGCAATCGACAACCCAACCCAGGGGACAAAAGGCAGTTCGTAGTCTTTCCAAATAATCGAAAAGTATCCTTTTGCGTCTGCTATTGTATGGATCAGCCTCAGCTTGTATGTATTCATAACAACCCATTCCACCGAAGCCCCCGACATCGGTTATTTGACTTGTGAACATCCACCGACGGGGACTCGGTGAATGGAAACGTTCCCCGTATCTAGTCTTTCGCCTTCGGTGGTCTGTTCGCTGGCGGTCGTTCCGTCAGTTTCTTTGCCACCTTCGGCGGCAACTTCGCTTTGGCAGCTTCGCCTAGCCAAGCCGCGAGCGTCAAGCCTTCGGCCTTGGCCTGGGCTTCGAATGCAGCCCACCAGTCGGCGGGCTGCGTGATATGTTTGCGTTCGTTGGTCATTGCAGGCCAATCCCAAAAAACCACTTTTTGGCGTCTGCCAGCGTTGCATAGCATTGCTGCACCTGACCGCTTTGATCGTGCAAAACAACGAAGCGTAGGTCGCGACCTGCTACAGAACCACGACGCTCTACAGAGCAACCTTCCATCCTAAAAACAACCATTTTTTAACCCTCAATTTAAGCGACATAGAGTAACCACGCCTTAACCATACCCATAGTTATCGGCAGCGACAAGAACTATGCCCACGCTTTCCTGGAAAATCTTTCGGCGGTTCAGAACGGGGAACAAAAAAATGCACCGGAGTTGCCGTCCGGCTGTTGCCTCATTGATACTCACCGGCGGCAACCCGGTGATTTTGTGCGTTATGCGTACTGTTCTGCTCTCCTTATCGCAGCTTCGAGCGTGTCCGTTTCTGGCGACCTACCCACAATGCCGCCATGACGCAACGATGACAATCCAACTTTACACGCGACAACCAATTCTCGAATCATGTCCCTCGACTGGCTGTCGCGTAAATGGTCGATCACCGCCAACACATGCCCCATGCCGAGTGAACATTCATCTTCTCTTTTAACAATCGCTCGCGCATCCTCAATTAAACCGCTAGTATCCCAATCGTCAGGTTTTCTCAATTTGGCCAATGACTCGAAATACCCAACTGGAAAAGTTTCTTGTACCGCCGACATAAAAACCTCTCATAACAATTGATTGCACTGAAACTCTTTCATCACTTTCGCCCACGCATCTACGAGATGCTGCGGTAGATTGCTTCGACCGTGCAACTCTCGCTGCACGTTGTACGCATGACGCACGGCCACATGCACCGGCTGCTCGCCGTCGATCGTCATCAACGCAATACGCTCTTCAAATTTTTCGATGATGTCTTGCGGGTCAGCCATGGATCATCGTCAGAGGTTTAGGTGGTGGCGTCGGAGATACCAGCTTCTTGATCGCGTCGTACTCCTCGCCATGAAGTTCGCAGGCTTTGCGCATTGCACCTTCCAGGTACGCAATCGGTTTCTTCGCCGTGCCGTTCCTAATCGCATCGCAAGAATCAGCCACTACTTCGCGACAATCGAGCACAGTAGCCACAAAACACGCCCTCCACACTGCATCGCGGTTTTCAGGCGGTCTTGGCAATTTCGCGAAGCGATTCGCTTCGGCTCTCACCCGTTCGATGAAATCCTCATCCACCACCACCCCCCACTTCACCAACCACTCAGCTTGGCTTGGCTTGGCTTGGCTTGGTTGGATGTGGTTAGATGTGGTTAGATGTGGATAGACTTGGATAGGTAAGGATAGACTTGGTAAGATCCGCGCGCGCGAAGACTCCCCCATAGCCCCCCCCATAGGCCCGGTCTCAGGGTGGGTCTTAGAGGTGGTCTTAGAGGGGGTCTCAGGCTCAGCAGTCGAAATAGTCGAAACGTCCGAGCACCTTCCAAAGAACCCCCCCAATCGGTTGATGTTGGCCTTGAGGTAGTTCGGGCAATGGTCGGCCCAATCGTGGACAACCAGACGGCACTCGTCGTCCTCGTCGAGCCAACGACATTCGACGAGGGCTGCGACCAGATCGTCCGCGTCCCCGTCCCAGTCCACCATGACCGCGATGTCTTCGTTACAGAAGCGTCCTATATCGCCCCGAGGGCAATTCTTCGCCACGCCCGCCCAGAGCATTTCAAGCAGTCCAACGACGCCTCGGTTCGACTCCTTGAGACGTCGCACCAATCGCTTGAACTTCAACAGATCCATCGTGCCAACTTTCATGTTGTTCCTCCGTCAGAGACCATTCGCCAGCCATCTAGTCTCTCCTTGACCCAGTCTGCGATGACGCTGAGTTCGTGCGGCTCCAAGTCCAACACGATCACCTTCAGCGGAACCAATCGACTTTGCGACTTCCTGAACGCTTTAACACACTGCTCCTCTGGTGTCGGCTTCTTGCGGATGCCCGCTTGGATTGCGGCAGCGTTGGCCGACATGCGACCGGCTACGACTTCCTCAAATAGCTCAGGAGCAACCCGCTTCAATCGCTCGCATGTGTAGGCTTTGCTGTTGCCTGTCTTAGCTTCCTGCCCTGTTACATTGTTACTGGGCAAATCGTATTGGTTGACGCACTTCATCGCCTCACGATACAACGCCAAGCATTCGGGGTCGTCCTTGATGACGGCTTCAACCTTCTTGGGATCTTCGCCCCAACCACGAATTGGCTTTTCGGTAATCAGTTCGCGTAGGCTAGATAGTTCGAACGTCCGCCCCTTAACCTCCCATCTTTCCCACGCTTTCGCCCAGATGATTTGCTTGAGCAGCCCAGGGAAATTGCGGAGTGATGCGTCTGCGCTGTGAATAGCTACTGCGGCTTGTTGAATCACCCGCCCCTTTTCTTTGTCGTCGGTTGCGTCAATTTCTATTTTCATTCGTCAACCTTTTGTTGCATTCGCGTACCAACTGATCCAACTTGCTTTGCAGTTCCGATTCTGTCATCTCACGCTGAGGCTTGAAATTCCCGTGAACTTCTTTCACATCTACGTCGAGCAACTTGGACAGCCAAAACGCCGCTGAATTACATTTCTTTCGCATCGCGTCCATGCGATCTTCTTTGCATGGCTCGTTGGCGATGTATTCCGTATGCTCAATCGATATGCCGCCAGTCAATGCCATGATTTGCATGACCTTTTGCATTGAGACACCGACCGATTCGGCCACTCGCTCGATTTTTTTTGCTTGGGCGATGGGGATACGCTCGCTTCCGATCAACACCACTTCGGTTCCGTCGTGCTGTGTAGAATACGAATCAAATTGCAATGCACCTTGTTGGCGTTCATTCAATTGTCGAGATTCCTTTTCGCTCAAATCTCGTAACGCCTGCACCTGTGCGTTCTCGATGTTTTGAGCGCATCGAATCAAACGAGGATCGGCGGGAAGGTAAACGTATGCCTCGAAATCTTCCAAGCCACGAACCCGAGAAACACGCCCAACCAATTGACGAAAAAATAACTCCGAGGTCGTGTTGGTGAGATAACAGAGAACTTGCAACCGCTTAATGTCGGTCCCTTCGCTGACCTTACGAACGGCAACCAACCACTCTTTGCGGCTCTTGCGAAACTCTTTAACGCTATCGTTTTCAATGTCGGTATCGCTAACAATTACGCTTGGATCACATCCCGTGACTTCGCGGATCAACGCCGCCACTTTAACTGCATGGAATTGGTCAATGCACGCAGCTAATGCTGCGGCATCTGGGATCGACTTGCGAACCTCGATTAACTTGCGATGCGCCGACAAAACTTGCTCTCGAACATAATCACCGTTCGGGTCAAGCAGTTTCTTTAGACGCTGGGCCGCGTCATTGTCGCTGATCTCTTGAGAAAGCGTTTCGGTCTCACCTGTGCAGTCGTTGCGAATGATCCCCTTCGCATGATCGAACACAAGATACCTAACGACATCTTCGTTGAGAGCTCTTGGATAATCGTAGAAAAAGTTTCCAACTGCAAATCCGTTGCCGTCATATTTAACAAACGGAATGGCTCGCCCATCAGACTTCCACGGCGTGCCGGACATTAACAGACGTTCTTTCGCTAACTCGAACGCAGTTGTGATTCCAACCCCAAAATGGGCCTCGTCGCCGCAATGGTGAATCTCATCAAATACAACCATTGTCGGGGCGACGCTGCATAGTTTGCGAAATACTAGTGGCTGGTTGGCAACAAGATGGTAGGTGACAACCGCACCTTGAAATCCGTGCTTAAAGTTCGTTCCAAACTCTTTCGTCTGCAACGCAATTCCAAAATGCGCAGCTTCGTCTTTCCATTGCTCGCGAAGATTATCGGTTGGAACCACAAAAATTACGCGACGATCCGACCCAGCAGCCATCCATCGCCGACATACTTCCAATGCCGCCATCGTCTTGCCGCCCCCTGGTATGGCAACCAACATGAATGGAGCATGTGGCTCTCGCTCGTCCCACTTACGGAAAAACTCCGTTTGCCACTTCCGTGGAATAAACTGAAACGCACCTTTTTTTCGATTAGCCGCCACATCCAAAATTTGGCAATTTTCAATGGTGGTTTGCCCGCCATGTGAATAGGGGTCGATGTGATCCGCTTCACCTTGTCGATCAGAAACCAATGACGCCGCAATCTTTTGTTCTTCTGTAAAATTTCTCATTGCGTTATCTCCAACTCCCATCCTCACGCTAGCTAACCGTTGCCTTTCGGCGATTCAAAAAAAACCGAGCAGGACTTGCACCTGCGCGCAGTCGGGCTATGAGAGGCCCAGTCGCACCCCACTGTGAGTCGGTCTTGCCGTCACACCTCGACCGGATGCGGCGCGTCGAGAAGTGACAAATCGGCTTCTGTCACCGTTACCTTGTCGCCGAGGATCCCTCGGTTGTAGTAAATCACCGCGCGGATAGGACCAATCGAGGTTTCTACGCCCCCAAATTCAGGAGACGAGAGTTTCAAAATCTCTCGCTTGCCGGTGAACACCTCGCACACGGAACGCAAATCATCGACACTTGAAGCCTTGAACCAATTCGCCTCCACACGCAAGCGATTGGCTATCTCGTCTGGCCAAGCCTCAACGGCATCTGCCAAAGTCCGCAATGCCACTACCAATTCTTCTCGTTTCATCATCATCCCCTTACGTTGTTGGTTGTTGTAAAAATGCCCCGCTTCCCACGGGGCCGGGAGTTGTCGTTGTAGGTGTCTGTACTCCTAATGTTCCACCATGCTCATACACGGTCGCGCTGTGGCCACTGACGGAACACAGTCGCGATCCCACAGCCCGGATCAGACCGAGCTTTTCCAGTTCCTTCGCACGCTTGCGAATCGAATCGTGCAGCGTGATATTGCCGTCGGCGATCTGTGATGCTGCCTCTCGCGCCGTGGCCAATCCACCACACCGCGTCAAACCCTCAAGAAACTGTGATCTGCGAATCGCAACCGAAACTCTCGTCTCGATCGCCGCTTCCTTGGATGTCTCGGGATCCGAAGCCCTAGCACGTTTAGCCCAGTCAAACAGATCGCCAGTGCTCATTCCTGGGCCTCCGCTTGCGGCTCGGTTTCCACCAAATCTGGATCCGCCTCGAAGACCACCGGGGCCGGAGTTATCACGCCGATCTTCTGCTTGAGCGATTCCGTTCGTGATGACGGAGCCACCGCGTCCACAGTCAACGTCGTCTCGACCGCGATCATGCGCTCGTACTCGTCAGGCTCCATGATGCCCGCAAAGCCGAACGCATAGCGGATGCACTGGATCGCGGCCTTGTGGCGTAGCATCCTGGCAGGCCACTGACGCCACACGTCGGTATTCCGCTTGCACTCAGCAAGGTACTCCGTCACCTTGCTTGCGTGCCTGCGATCCTTGCGGTAGATCACCGCTGTTACCGCGATCAACGTCCCGGCGTCAAAGTGGTCCTCGAACTCCATGCCGTCCATCATCGGATGGGAGTTCGCCAAGTTAAGCCAGCCGTCCACGCTAACTATGGGTTGGATCCCGCCACCCTTGGTAGGGAAAGCGTAGATTTCCTTCGTCAATGGGTTCAGGTTGTACTCCTTAGCCACAAGCATAAACGCCGCTAGTTGCTCCCGAGTGCATTCCTTGGGGACCACCGTCGCCCGGATCGTCGCCTCGAACGCCTCTGGCTCCATGCCGTACTGGTGAGCCAAATCCCTCAGAACGCTTTTGCGTTCGGTGCTCTTGGCAATTCCGACTTCTTCAACTGCACTCATTTCTTCACCTTCGCCTTCGCAATTCGCAGGACTCGGTAACTGGACGGCTCCACCGTGTAGCCCTTCCGATGCTGTTCGAGGTACGACACCTTGGTGCCATCGGCGAACATGCCAACCTCGGCATCACCGAGAGCCAACAGGAGTTGCTTATCGCATTCCTCCTGACGCTCCTTGATGGCCTTGGCTTCGGCTGCGAGACTCTCCCGCGTGGCCAGCAAGACATTCAGATCGTCGCCAAGATCGACGACCTTCTCAGGCACACGCCGGAACCGCTTCACGATGTCCAGACTGGCCTTCTCCCGCGACGGTTCTTCGCCGTGGACAATATGGCGATCCCACCATTCCAACAGCGTGTTGGCTAGCGTCTCGCACAGATCGTCATCGCGTGGGATCTCGTAGCGGACAATCCCGCGACCACCGAGCAGAGCGTAAAGAAACGCCATATCGGCCCCAGTGCAAAGCAGTTGCGTATGCACTTGGCAAAGATAGTGCTCGGGGATCTGGTCCGTTCCCGCGTCACCCCAGTAAGGTGCCAACGGTCCCGTCATTCCCGCCGTCTTGATTTCGACGGGATTCCCATCCTCAGTCAACGCATCGAGCGTTGCCACAACCGGATGCCCACCGAGATAGGGCACTCGCACATTGCGGGCGAGCGATCCCAACTCCGCTTCCGCGTAATCGATCACTGCCCGTTCGAGGTACTGACCAATCTTGGTCGCCTCATTCCCCTTCCAGGGTTCGACGAGCCCCCGCTTGTCGGCCCACACATCCCATGGGGAACGCCATGGATCGACACCGAGGATCCCGGCCACGTCCGAGGCTCCAATCCCCTTGCGACGTTCATCCAACGCTTCGTCTGACAGTCCAATCGATGCGACACTCATGCCACACCTCGCTTTCCGGCCTCGTACTGAGCCAGATCGCAGGACGGCACATAGACGCCATCCTTTGCCCGAGCAAACATCAACACCTCGGCGTAGTCCGCCATGAACTTGGCGTCTACTTCGCACATGGTTCGATCCATGCGCATCACACTGACATTTCGAGGCGAAGCGTCACGATCGACTGCATCGGCCCTCAAGATCACTTGACCCGGCGCGGTAATCCCGATCCGAGCCTTGTCCCTGCGAGTATTCAACAGCGTGATTTCCACGTTGTCGCCTACGCGCACACTCTCCCCGCACTTGCGAGTAAGTACAAGCATTTCATTGCTCCTGGTTAAAGCCACCACCTATGGCTCGTCGAGGGAGCACCCCTCAAGAAGCCGTTGTTACTACCGATCAGGCTCGCGTCTTACTTCTCGCCTGACCGGGGTAAATGTAGCAACGTCAGCTACATTATGCAAGTCATCTATCGAATTTTTTTCGGTTTGCCTTTAGGCAGCTTTTCGAGGTTGTAGCGTTCACACTCTTTCTTGGGAAAAACGAGTGTTTGGCCTACTCGCATCGGATGCAACTTCCCCCTTTGCACATAGGTGCGAATGGTTCTTTCCGATAAACCAAGAAACTGCGCGGCCTCGGCAGTTGAAAAAAGAACGTCAGATTTTCCTTGAAGTGTCATGACCATGCTCGTATTGTAGCTTGTGTTGATACATTTACAACGCAAAGAAAACCTAAGTGCGGGTAAGACTGATCCACAACGGAGGACCAACCGCACTCAGGCTTTCTTAACGGAGAGGACAGGATTCGAACCTGCGGTAAGGAATTAACCCTACGCCGAATTAGCAATCCGGTGCTTTTTTTACACTTTCGCCTTGCGTTTCATTGGAAACGACCTACCTATCTTCAACGCCAGCACTCAGCCCAATCGCCCAGCCATGAACCTCAGCGATCTCGTCCAAAAGATCGCGACGGAACGCGACCTCGAATCCGCCACGATCGGCCAATACCACCGCGCTTGCCAAAAGCTCGGATCATTCCTTGGGAAAATTCCTGAGGTAACTGACATGTCCGAGGAAAACGTCAACGCGTTTTTGTCCAGCTTGAAGGACTCTGGCAAGTCGGCGACGACCATCATCAATTACCGGGTCGCCTTGACAGTTGTTTGGCATTACGCCGTGGCTCGCGATCTGTGCCAGCCTTTCAACCCAAGAAAACTTAAACGACCGAAGCAGGAGCAGCGGGTCGTTCGATCGTGGTCTCTGTCGCAGATCAAGATCCTGATCGATGCGTGTGCTCGGGTTCCGGGTCGCTTGCAATGCGGAATTGCGACAGGGGCGTTTCTTGCGGCCTGGGTTCGTGTTGGATACGACACCGGGTTAAGACCTTCGGATTTGCGGCTGCTGCGATGGGCCGATGTGGATTTCTACGACGGGACGGTCACGCTAACCCAGCACAAGACCAAACGGGCGCACACGGCTCGGCTGTCACCAGCGGCAATCGCACTGTTGGCGGATATTGAGCGACCACCTCGGGAGAAGGTTTTCCCACTGAGCAAATCGGGGGTGCGAAGGATTGAGTTGATCCTGTTTTCCACCGCCGCAAAACTCGGATTCCGGCGCATGCGTGGCCAGGGGCTCGGCGTGCTTCGCAAGAGCCACGCCACCCAGGTCTACGCAACGGAAGGCGAATCTGCGGCTGCGGAGTCGCTAGGGCATGTTTCGGGCACGCGGACGGTCAGGAGGCACTACATCGACTCAAGGTCGATCAAGTCGGGTAGGTTGCCACCTGAACCGCCTGCGGCTTAGGGGGGTGGTGGTGGCAAGACGTTCACCGTGACGGCCACGGGATCGCTGTAGGTGTTGTTGGCGTAAACCCGGATGGTGAAACTGAACGACCCTGGCGACCAGACGGCATGATGCTCGGCAGAAAGGCCGAAAGCGCCACCACCAAACTGTTGCGCAAATTCCAATCGAAGGTTGGCTGCAAAGAACCCATCGGACGCTACGACTCGCTGCGATATAAACCAATCGGATCTCTCATTTGCGGGGTTCAGGAAAGCCGAATACGATATAGTCAATGGAACGAACGCATAAGTCGCTGGGTTGGTGAGAGTGATAGTGATTGGATTCGGAATTACAATTGGCTTGATGTGCGGATCGAAACCTTCGACGCCAACGGCGTTCTCGAATTGCGGGACGAGGCAAGCACCTGGACCCCCCCAAGCGACATGCTTGTAGGGAAAAGCTTTCTCGACGTCTGCCTGTCCTAGCGGGCCGTACACTCGCGACAACCTGACTTGCGGCTGCACTGTTTGATACCCAAAACTCCAACTGGGGTCTCGGAACTGATACGCTTTCCATTGCCAGAGCGGATCCGTCGCCGCAATGCTTGTAATCGTTATTCGCGGACTGACCGTTTGTGTTGTGGTTCGTTTTCTGTAGCGATCGCGAACCTCGGTGGTGTTGATGTAAGGAACGTCGGACAGTGGATGATAAGTATAGTTTTCTACTTGCGAGGTGAAGGTAGCGTTTAGCCGAACGAAATCCCCGAAGTGCGTGTCGGTGATAAGCTCTCGCTCGTCGCATTGCACCGAGCCCGAGGGCGTGTAAGTGACTTCGTGATCGTCGGACACAGAGGTATTGTGAATAATGGGGTTGTCTCCTGGTCCGCAACCAGGGCAAGGAGGAAGCATTCTTTCGTTGCCCCAAGCATTGGGGTGGTAGGAAGTGATTCTGTGAGAACTGGCAACCATGCGTGGTTTGGCAGCACCAAAGGTTGGAGCGTTGAGCAACCATCGAAAACGGTGCCACTTGTAATGCGACTGCGTGGGGAGCGTGTACCAAACCCCAGGCCAGTTCTCGACCATGTTTGCGATTGTAGTGGCATCTTCTGCGTCCACCGCCGTTTCAAACGCGGTTAGGTTGACGGATGGATGCCCTGGGTACTCGCCAGCCACCCAATTTACGAGCGGTAGTGATGTGTTTGTGTCGCCACCAAAACTGTCTGTGCTGCTCGTTCGATGTTGAACTGCGAATGCACCGTTTGGAATCGCCATTGCGGCTCCTGCGCCGTTGTCAAGCCACTGCCTGCGCTGTGTTTGCACCACAAACGTAGAGAACCGACACGGTTTTCGCCGAGCCATCATCCGCTGTTCTTTAACCCCGCCAAGGCTGTCCACCCAAGCCCATCGATTGCGAACATAACTAGGTTCGGCTTCGCGCTCCACGAAAAACTGATACCACCGAGTTTCAGTCTCGTTCACCCACGGTCCAAAGTGATCGAAGACGCGATGTATCCAATACCGGCCAGTCCTGCGTAAAACTTCTGCAAATTGTGAACCCGGCGAAAAATTTGCCACGGTGACGTTTATCAGCGCGGACCATGGTTTGTCTCGTTGGATGTTTGGCGAAAAAAAGTTGTTGAGGTTGAACCCTTGGATATTGTTATGAAAAACTCCAAGTGTCGCCACGCCAATGAGGTCATCTCGGACGACTGCTGCGGACGTCGATTGAAATTGGTTGACAAAAGTTTGGGCGGTCCCGTCTGGTTTCAGATAATCGAAATAAAGCCCCGACACGGCCAGGGGTTGTTGGTAAGGTGCCGGTTTCCACGATACCGTCTGCGTATCCCATCGGTGCGCATCCAAAGCCCTATTGGAGACACCGGATCTGATGTTACCGCAAAGACCGTCCGGCGTCCGACCGGGTAACTCCCATGGCTCTGGAGATTCAAATGCAGGCGAGATGCTGTCAGTAGCGTACACTTGAGGAAGATTGTTGCCACGATAATACCCATGCGCCATGGGGAGGCGATTGTGTGGTCGCGGTAGGTTGAGTGTACCGAACCGAATGCCCCGAGCAGATATAGGAACTCGAAGGTGCTGGCGATTGGTTTTTGCTTCTTCGTCGTACTCCAACGGCGAAACGTCGTATATGTCTTTCGACAGATTGAGACCAATTCGCGTCATATCAACTCCACGTCTGCGCTAAGGGTGGTTTGCAGGATCACCGCGCGATCTCCGTCATGCAACGCCAGAACGAAGTCACCAACGTCGAGCCAAGGGAACAAGCCTAGTTTGTCTTCGACGAGGACAGGGCGCTGTAGGCTACCACTCCATCCTCCAAACGCGTTAAGGTAGTGTGCGGCTTGCCATCGCCCGCCGTGAGGCGCAGAGAACGATCCGATGTACAGTCCGGCTGTGTTCGTTTTGTCTGTGATCTGAACTAGCATAGCCCCCCATTGCGGGCTCGATGCCGATGGCACGCGTGGCCACATGGGAACCGACTCATCGCGAAAAGCGATAAAGGTGCGCCCTTGCTTGTAGGTGACTGTTGCCACCTCGGATCCAAGTGGGATCGCAAAGTAGCCAGCCATCTCAATTCGATCGGTCCTGCGCGATGCGCGAAAGTAGCCTTTTATGGTTCTCTCTACGGCCCTGACGCATCGCTCGTAGGTGGCTGCTTGGTTGTCCAGTGCAGATTGAGCGGCTGATAGACCGAGACCAACGAGCGATCGAATCACGATGGGAGGCATCACTAACGACGAGAAGTGCATCATTCCGCCGGATCCAGATTGCGATGGCTGGTAAAACGCCGGTTGCGTCAGGCCCAGGTTGCCGATGCTGTTTTGAGGAAATTGCACGAACGAAGAAACGTAATCGGGTCGCATTCGGAAGCCGAAGCTATCAAGATATGGAACAGTCCACGTCCATTCCAAATCCTCATGTCGCTTGATGATGTACCGCTTTGGAGGCGCGCCGACGTTGAGGGCTGCTGGGAGATTGGCTTGCGGCTCCCCTGCCAACTCCATGCGCCACCTCTGAGTCTCTAAGTCTGCCCAGATAACCGTCCCGGTCATCGCTGCCAGAGTGCGGAGCCGGTTGGGGATGTGGCTGTTGCGAGTGTACTGGTGAAAACCAACAGAGGCCGCTTGTCGGACAAAGGCAGGAACGTCAGCATGTAGTCGAAACTCGCCAATCTGGAATGGATTATCAAAATACTGTATCGTCGGGTCGATGGTTTCGGCGACGTGGTATTCCGCTAGCAAGTTTTCGTCTTGCTCTTGGTTTGTGATGCCTTCGTTCTCGTAAATAGATTCGGCGTCTGTAACGGACGACCAAGTAGACGGCGGGTTGCGAATGTCCGCAAACGACAACGTGCCAAGAATGAACTCTATCTTGACGATTTGTAGGTCTTGGGTGCCGAGGAAATCGACTCTTCGCGGGATAAGCGGAAACAAGCGAATCTCGGTGTCTGGACCACCATCATTGGCTCGGGAAGTGTCGCGAATAATGCACTCCAGAGAACCACTTGTAAATTGGCGTTTGAGGATCTTCTTCGCGTCTTCCTTTTTCATGCACACATGCACTTCGTGGAAACCGTGACGCTTGAGAATTACTTGGTTGTGGGCCGATTTTCCTGCCGCTGAAAAGACAGGGTATTCTTTCTTGGCTCCCCCCGATTCGCGAATGATGATGCGTTGCTGTGCTGGATCAGGCATGAACCACCCCGCGTTGGCCGAAGGTTGGGTTGGGGGTCACTTGCTTTAAGACCTCGTTGATTCGCCACTCAGGCTGAAACGGTGGCTTGCCTGTTCGGAGCCACACCTTGGCTTCGCGAACTCCCGCGCGGGCTGCTGCCTCCACGGTCATGGGATTGACTCCACAGCGACAGTTGTAGTCCCATGGGGGGGTGAAGTAGTCCCATACGGGATCGTCCCGCCGGTAGACGTTGGTCCCATCGAGCCCGAGAGATTCCATCTCTAGGTGATCGTGGCGGACTCGCGTGTCTCGGATCGCGTCATAGGCTTGATACGGAAACGCGGCTGCGACGATCGGGTTTGATGCCAAGGTCTCCCTCCCATCGCGGAATGCTGCTTGGAGGTTGGTTCTGTAGACGTTCTCCAAGTGGGCTCGTCCGATGGGGGAGCCATCGAGAGCCTCGGTGACGGCCTTCTCGAATCCCTTGCGGCTCGTCCCCTCGTCCACGTCGTAGACCAGGACGTTTCGGATGCGGTCGATGGTGTCGGTCGAAATCGGAGCCGTGATGAAGAACGCTCGCTCCTGCGCGTATTTGTCCACCGCCTCCCATTGCTGGCGGGTCATAATGTTTCGCTCGGCAAGTCGCTTGGCTGCTATCTCAATGAGCGGGAACCGCAATGCGTCGTCTGACTCGTCGAAGAACGTGAATCGCGGGAATGGTGGCTGTGGTGGCTTTTGGGGCGGTGTTTGCCGGATCGTGGTTTCGAACTCTTTCGCCAGCCATGGCGGGAAGTTGCGGTAGAGGTAATCCATCCCCGCCGTCCAGGAGTACAGGAACGAGTCGCGGATATGGCGGTAGACAAAGGTGCGGAATCGCCCGAGTGGTGTTGGTAGCCACGCCAGGATTTGCGGGATCGGGAAGGATCGCTTCTTCCAGAGCGAGTCCATGATCCGCGTTCGGACGGTCTGTGCGGCTCCCTCGGAGGCGATCAGGCTGCGTCCGATGATGCGGTCGAGGATGCTGCCCTTGGTTTGGCGTGGTGCGGTACTAAGACGGTAGGTCTTTCCGTTTTGGGTCTTCGTCTTCGTCCGTGTCGTCGTCGGATTCATCGTCTTCGTCCTCGTCATCCGTGTCTAATCCCGCGTATTTGGGATCAAATCCGCCCATTTTGTTTTCCCGCAGAAAATCATCCATGGACTTCGATCGTTCGTTCTCCTCTGCCCAAAACTCTTCTGCGCTTGGTCCGCTCGGCTTGGAATCTGGTGCTTGACTCATATCAATCCTCCCATATTTGTGTTCCACCTAATGCACCTCGGCGAATATGCTCTGGGACATTAGGATCATTGTTGATGGTGTCGATCGCAAACTGTGCTAACTCTTGACGATCGTATTGTAGAGCTTCCTCTGGCATACCAGGAAGCAGCATCGGCGGATTTCCGTTCTTGAGAATCACGCTAGTTACATCGGGATCGTGACCATGCCTCGCGATGAACGCAGCGTGATGCCTTGCGCCAAGGGCGTAAGAGTCCGCAAACACCTTTGCGTCCACCATGCGCCCGTCGTTCTGGTCCTGGGCTCGTTTCACCACACCCCGACCAGGATCAGCCCAGGAAACCTTTGGATCGGAATGCACGAACACGAATGCGACACGCAGCCCGCGTTTTCTTGCTTCCTGGAGAATCCAAGGGTTTTCGGTAGCATTTTGATCGCCCGCCGAATCCCAGACAACATTGGCGCGGTTTTTCAGTTCCAACGCTTGCGGGACATTCTTGAGCGCGAACCCCTTGCCCGCGCCGCACCCACCGACCGTCACAAGTATTTCCTGCCCGCGTTCCATCGTGTCTAAGTGATGTAAGAATGCTTTCTTGCAGATAGCGTTCGCGGTCTGGTGTAACGCAGTGTTGAGGGTTGCTCGGTTCTTTGATCGCTTGTCTAGGTTCTGCTCCAGGTCAGTGCTTTGCCAGTACGGCGACAACTTCTTGCAGGCATCGGTTTCGAAAACAGGTGCGTCCCCTTCCTTGAGCGATGCTGTAAACAGGATGTGGGCCTTTTCAGCCATGCCGTCTGGGTCTTGCTCGAACTCGTCCGCGAAATGCGACTCTGCGGCTTTTGCCTTTCCGGTCAAATTGGCAAGACGGCGAATTTCCTTCGGTGGCGGTGGAACCTCGAATGCGGGGACACCTACGCGGGCCTGATCCGCAACGCCATCGTGATTTGGATCATCCTCAACGCCGCTCTTAACGAGCTTGGGCGACGCCTTCGGCTTGCGCTGCGGCTGTGATGGCTGCGGTTTCGGCTTTCCAATCGGAGAATTGGGATCGTTGCGCAGTTCCTCCATGTCGGAGATGCCCTGCGCGTCGCTTGTTGTCATACCCTGTTTTTCAAGGTTGCGGACTTTCCCGTCGTAACCTGGAGAAGTGCCTGTCCCGGCTCCTGGCATCTTCAAACCTGTGGACGGATCGAACTTCGGCTGCGACTGCTTGGCGTAGCTGTCGTCAAAAGTTTTTCTGTCTACCGTTCGCCCACCCGGCGATTGCGGTTGAGCCCTTTGTTGCGTTTGTTGCGGCGTTTTCTGTGCGGCCTGACGAGGATTAGCATCGGGCTTGTCCTTGAGCGTCCATCGATGGTGCTCGTTAAGGATGTAGGTCTTCCCGTTTTTGGTAATTGTCTTTCCGGGTTGTAGTGGCATAGTTAATCCTTCGGAGGGGGGTTACGCATAAAGAAATCGAGAGCTTCCATCGCGGTCTCTTCTTCGGCTGCTTGGTCTTCTTCATCCGTGTACTGCAATTCGTCGTCGATGGTTTTTGGGAGCATGTCGGACAACGCCTGAGAGTCGGCATCCTCTTCGGTGTATCCAGACGCTACGAGCCGCTCGGCTAATTCGACCGTTTGCGCAGTCTTGACGAGCGCCCAATCGTGCAGAACGTGTTCCTGTCGCATCTCTTCCAGCCAATCTGGGTTCACTCGCTCAAGTGTGTCGATAAAGAGTGAAAGGAAGGGATGCTTGTTGAGCGAAGGATCGACCAACTTAGCCTGAGACCTGTACCAACTAAATTCGCTTGCCATGTGCCACCTATTCTTCGGGTCTTACGGTTTCGCCAAGGGCTTCACGCAGTTCGATCAGCCTCTTGCGTACCGAATCTAGTTTACCCTGCAACTGGAACGGTTTCTCCACTTCCCGCTTAAAGTGCTCAATTTCCGATTCATGTTGTTTCAAGGCTTCCACCGCCTCTTCGTGTCGCTTTTTGACTTTCTTTATTGCCGCTTCGATGGACTGCAACGAAGGCTGCGCAAACTGGACTCTTCCGCTTGGACCCTGAACGGAAACGCGACCGTCATCGAGGATCTTCACTTCGAATCCCTTAATCTTGGCAATCGGCAATCCTTTACTCCGATCATAGCCAGAGTAGTAGGTCTTGTTTTCCCCTTCTTCGTTGTAGTGTTCGATTGCTGCCTTGAGCGATTCCTCTGCCTTCTTTCGCTCCTTAATGGAGGTCGTTTTTTCCCACGGCTTAGGCGCTGTCCATTGGCTTTCGTTGTACCCTCGCAAATACGGGGCTTCGTAAACGAAGTCTTCTTGGGAGTCCAGTTTTGCCAAATCTTTGGCGTGCTCCTGAATGTCTTGAACCAAGCGTTCTTGCCTGCTGTCCGATTTCTCTACTAATGTCCTCATGCGAGCGACATCGGTAGCGTGGCGACTCTTGGCGCGTTTGAGCTTGTTGTACTGCTGGTCCACTTCGATGCGTTCCAATCGTCGCGGATCGCCCGTCGAAATCGCAACGAGCTGTTCAGGTGTCATTTCGTCCGACCGCAGGTCTTCCATTTCGCGCCCAGCCTTGCCAAGCATGAACTGGTCTTTGAAATTGGTTTTTCGAGCGTTGATCTGCCAGAACATTGGGTCGGACGAGCCAAGTGTTGTGTAACGGAACTCGTCTATGTCTTCGTTGGTATTTCCTGACCTGTATGCACGTCCGTTGCGCTGCTCGATTGCCGCTGGGTTGTAAGGTATGTCCAAGTGGTGGACCGCCTTGAGCTTGTCCTGGATATTCATCCCGGTTCCCAATGTCTGCGTCGAACCAAACGCGATGCGAACGTCTCCCGTGCGAAGCTTGGTAGCTATCCGGTCTTTTTCCGCGTCTTTCATGTCGGGATCCGACAACACCGCTATTTCGTTTGCGGGGATGCCTTGTGCAATTAACTTGGATCGCATGTCGTCGAACAGGCTGATCCTGTTTTCCTTTGCGTGAACTCCCAGATCGCTAAAGACAGCCTGCACTGTGCCTGGATGTTCGTGATACATTCGAATGACTTCGGCGAGTGCTTTGTTCGCCTTGCTCTGTGGGTCATCTTCGACATCTTTGTGGACGAGCCGTGGATCCATCGATCCCATTTTGGCATCGCCCATGATTTTCAAGGGGTTGTCTTCGCCTTTCTCAAACTTGCGTTGCCCTTTAATCGCGGCGGCTCGGGCTGCGATTTCTGCCTGCATCTCCTTTACGCGGTCGGTCTCTTCGGAAACGATCAAACGTATATGTTTTCGCGGTCGCTTCACTACTGGCGACCCGTCCGGCTTGCGGAGGTTGTCTGCCATCTGAACGTCCATGAATTGCGAGGCTAGTAACCTCAATTCAGGAACATTCACAAATTTTGCGAAGCGTTGCTTGCGTGCGATTTCTCCGCTCGGCTTGAACTCAAGATCGTTAGTTAGAACTCCAAACGTATCCGCCCATGCGTCGAACTTGTGTAGCCCTCGCTTCTTGAGTTCATCGTACTGCAAATACCGCTGCATGTTGAACAATTCGGTCATGGAGTTGCTAATCGGTGTTCCGGTCGCAAATACCACTCCGCGTCCATTGTTGTTCTTTTGCAACCAACGGCACTTGAATAGCATGTCCATCGCTCGGTTCGCTTCCTGCTTGGAGATGCCAGCGTAGTTTCGCGAGGTATTGGCCGGGAGCGACTTGAACTTATGAGCCTCGTCCACAAACAGCATATCGATCCCGGAATCCTCGAAGAAAATCGGGTCTTTGTCGTCAGGGTTTTGCGACTTCTGCAATCGCTCAAGCAACTTGTTTTTCCGTTTCTCCAATTCTTTGACGATCTTGTCGCCAATCTTGGAATCCGATTTACCCTTTGCGGCTGCCTTCTCTGCATGTGCATCGATGATGGCCGATTCTAGGTCTGCAACTTCCTCTTGGATGAACGCTTGTTCGCTCTCTGGTCGCAGCCGCATCCCTTCAAGGTTTTCGTGCGTCATGATAATCATGTCATAATCGCCGGTCGCAATTCGATGCAGTGTCTCTCTTCGCGATTCCTTGTCGAACATGTCGCTCAGGGAAAGAATCCTGGCTTCCGGGTAAAGCTCTTGGGCTTCGCGCGTGAATTGCTCTATGGTGGATTTGAGAACGGCAAACGCGGGTTTTTTCGCAAGCCCTAAACGACGACACTCCATCGCCGCTGCGACCATGCTGGTAGTTTTACCTGTTCCGACTTCGTGTGCCGCAAGCCCAACGCCTGTCGTCACTACGCGCCAGACGAAATTCTTTTGGATGTCATACAGGCGGGCTGCGTACTTTTCGTCCATTCCTGGGAATGTTTGGTGACTCCCATCGAATGTCCGCTCTTTGATATTGTTGTTCTTTTCGTTGTAGGACTTTTCGAGAAACTGCGATACTTGCGGCAGACTCAGAGCCCACTCGTTGAACCTCTCTTGCAGTTCTTCTACTTTTGACTGTGCCGCGTCGGTCAACTCGCGATTAAGAAATTTGGTGTCGCCATCGTACTCCCAGACGTTGATCGCTCGTTGCGTCATCGCTGCCTCGACGATCTCACTGAACTTTACGCGAAGATCGCCTTCGGAGTCATAGATCGACCAAGCCTCCGCTGCTCTACCCGAGTTTACGCTGGATGGCAACTCCATCAGCCAGGATGCTGCGCTGTCGCTGTACCGAAATTTGATTCCCGAGGATCCATATCGGTTAATACCTACCGCACTTGCCACAAACGCTTCGTAAACTTCATGGTGAACCCAGGGGGATCCCATACGCACCGATATGTCTTGGATCGGAACGTCTTCTGGCTGCGCTGCTCGCAATGCTTCCACGTTGGGTAGGTATCGATCGTCTGTCTTTGCAACCTCGATTGCCTGGGCAAGTTTTTCTCTGGTGTTTCCTGATAGGTATTCGTCCCGAGATTCCCACTTGTCACCGTTCGGGTTTAGATAGGCCAATCCCTTCTTGGTAAGTTCCTGTTCTACATCTTCCACAGTCTTGCCAAGCAGAGATGAAATCCGAGCGACATCGATTGATGCTGCATCGTGCATGGACACGCCAACGGCATCCTCGATGGTTTTAGCCTCGGAGACTTTGGTAGCGCGGCGTGCCGTGCTCTTCTCAAACACATCTGCTTTGCGGAACTCCTTGGATTTCTTATCGTAGGACTCCAAAGACATAATCATCGGGCGGTCCAGGTCGCCCTTGAGTTCCGCCGCATGGTCATGGAGTAGCCCGTACTTGTCCCGGAAAGAATCGTACATCGCGTTGAGTTCCGACCGGATTGCGGCACCATCTTTCCCGGCTCGCTCGGCTGCGACGAGTTCTCGAACTTTGTCGCGAATACCGATCATGGACATTAGGACCTGTTTCTTTTCGTTCTTGAATCGATGTGGCTCCAGGGCTCCGTTGACGTAGGTGTAGAGCCCGCCTTCGTGAATGACCGTTTCTCCTTCGTTGTGCTTGGTAGCCGTCAAAATTCGTTCCGGCTCGTCTGGTATCGATGGTCCGCGAACGCTAGCTTGGCTGGTTCGAACGATGTTTTCCGGGAGACGATCGATAGCATCTTGGAACAGGGTCTCAAAGTCGTCGGTTGCTTGGACGTTTTTCATTCCGCCCGTGTACATGGTTCCAGATCGATCCAGCGTTCCGAGGATCTGTTCTGGATGCTCTGCAAAGTAACGGTTGACTCGAATCGGATCTCCTCCCAGCGGATCGGGGACTTCCACCGTGTCATCCCATTGCGGCGCAGGGACTCTCTTGCCATCTTTCCAGTGGTAGAGCCGTCCTAGTGAGTCCACCGTTATTCCTGTGAAATGTGCTGCTTCATCGAGTCCTGCATCGCTCGCTTCTCTGATAGACTTCTTGACTTCCTCATCAATCTTTTTTCGATCGCGATTGGATTCACCCCCGCCTCCGTGTTTGTCGTAAATTCCCTCTACGGACTTCTGCACACCAACTATGCGCCGCTTTGCAATCCCGTAGGATGGCAATGCTTCCGGTGGCACTTCATCAGGAGTATCCTCTGGAACCGCTCCCTTCTTGCGAAGAATCACTAAATCGGTAACGACTTCGGTTCCAGCATTCTCTTTGTGCATGGTCCCTGGGAATCGAACGGCGGACACAAACTCCATGTCTGCGTCGATCGCCTTCCGAACATCGGGGGAAATCTTGTCCATCGTCCCAGCGCTCGTAATAAGCATTGCCAACCCACCCGGCTTGGTAGTTTGGGCTGAGCGAAGGAAATAGTAATCGTGGAGGTTGGGGCGCAAATTGCCTAACTTGGAATCCCGTATGATTTGCGATTCATCGAATGGAACATTGGTCGCAACAAGATCGAAGTAGTTGTCTGGTGTCTTGTATTGCTCGAACGGAGAAACAACGACATTAGCATCCGGGTAGAGTGCTTTCGCGATCGTCGCCGATCCTGGATCCATCTCAACCGCCGTAATGGCCGTATTGCTTTTTACGTCTTCCGGCATGAACCCAAGGTAGTAACCTCCACCAACGGCGGGCTCCAGCATTTTTCCGCCTGTGAAGCCTAGCCGCTTTGCCATCTCCCATTGCTTCTTGACAACTTCGGGGTGGGTGTAATGCCCGTTGATTACGGATGCTCTAGCCGCTTCGTAGCCATCCTGGCCCAACAGGGTTTTGAGTTCCTTCCGCTCCTTGTCCCATTTGTCCTGTTCCTTGGAGTTGGTTGCGATCCTCCGAAGTTCTTCGGATAGGTCGTCGCGATCGTAATAAAGACGTTCGTGGTAATCGTTGAACAGTCCTGGCATCTGTCCCCACCCAACGAACTTAGAAATCTTTTCTTTTTCCTCCGGGGTTGCTTCGCGATCCTCGTCTTCGATCAACTTGAGAGTACGCAAAGCCTCCAGGTTATCCTTGAACTTAGATTTCACGCCGCTTGAAAAGAACTTGGTGGACTTGTATGAGTAGTTCCGCTCGTTTAGGCTTCCTCGCTTGGGCTTGGGTGCTGCGCTCGTCTGCGCTGGTTTTGTCGCTTTTGGTGCGGTCTGGCTGGAGTGATGGTGCAATACCATCGAAGCAAAGTCCGCCGCATCGGCAATGTGTGTAAAGGTTCGATCGTAATCAGTCCGCTTGCGAGATGGGTCGTAATGCCGAACCGTGTAAAACAGCTTACCGCCTTTGCGTTGGCTAATGATTTGGGCTTTGTGACCGCTCTTGAGTGTCAGCTTGTGCCCGGCCTGCAATGTCATCGACCATTTGTCATGGAACTTGCTTTTCTCTCTAAGCGAGGGAGCTTTTACAGGTAACGGTTTCGGGTCGGACTTTGGTTCCTCCTCGTCAGTCGCTTTTTCTCCGCTCTCAAGCTCTCTGCGTTGTTCTGGAGTAGCTTTCTCAACAACATCCGAAGGAACAAACATGCCTCCATGGTATTCGTTTCCGGCGATGACTAGAGGTTTGTCTTTGGTGTATCCTTTGGGGGCTCGCATCGCAGCCATTAGTTGCGGATCGCTTTCTCCGAGCGCAATCATCGCTGCTTTCACAACATTCGCAGCCGACAACACTCCCTCTCCAACGGCTTGCACTGCATCGAACTTGACACCCATCATGGACGGCCCATTAGGGTCTGGTCCCGCATTTGGATCGTCTCCACCATCGTCCATGCCTCCCATGGGATCCATACCGGGATCCATGCCCATTCCGCCGTCCATGCCTCCCATGCCGGGATCCATGCCCATCGCTTGCGGTTGACGCTGAGCTTCGAGCGCCTGCTTGGCTAGTGGCTTGTGCTTCACGTCGAACGGGATCATGCGTCCGAAGTTATTGATGATGCCGGGCTCTAGTAGCTGCTCTCGCATGTCGTTGATGATCGTCCGCACCCACGGGTCGAGGTTCGCGTAGAGGATCCCCATGGGAATCAATCGGCCTTGCCAAGAGCCTGCGTCGTCGGCCTTGAGAACGCCATCGGGAACGAACATCCCGCGTAGCATCTCCCCATCGAGATCCCCAGGGTACTGGAGGATGTGCGACGGGTTCGCCGGGACGGTGGCGCGTGTGAGGTTCCACATCGGGTTGCCTTTGTCGTCGTACTGGGCTGGAGTGGTCGTTACCCCTCCGGCTTCAATCTGCTCGACGATTTCGCGGGCCAGTTCCCGGTTGGCGACTTCGTGCGGGTTGTCTACGGTCCCGATGTCGGTCGATCCCTCGGGGTAGCGCAGGTCGGCCCCACCATACGCGTCTTTGTGCATGAACAATCGCCGAACATCCACAGCACCGCCATCGAGGTGCTTGTCGGCCCAAGCGCGATACGAGCCTTGCAGTACGGTTGTGCCGTAGTGTTCGCCAGGAAAAGCGTTGTAGGAATGGAACAGACACTCGGGATGCCGCAAATCCAAGTAGCCTTCGGGGGCTCCCTTCACTCGTTGAAACCGAATGCCACAGGATCGCCCGGTGTCGGGATCGAGCAGCATTCGAACATCGTTTGCGTGTCGCTGTTCGATGGTGGAGATTTCCCACGTCCCAAATTCGTCAGAACGCTCCCAGATGACTTCGCACCCGGCCCAGCCATAGATTTGAGCGGACGCGAGATGCTCGATGGCACAGTCCCATAGCTTGCGAATCTGACGCATCACCCAAGCGCCAACGGCCTCGTCCCCGCACATCACGCCCACTTGCCATTGGCCGTTGACCTCATAGCCAAACTCGACGCCCTGAACAATCGCCCGCCGGGCTGCTAGTCCGATCTGAATCGTCTCATCGAGAAGCATTTGCTCGATGATCTGAAACGTAAGCGGTGGTAGCTTTTGGTGCCGTCGCAGCCACCATGTTTGGATCGGCGCGTAGCCTTTGGTCTTAGCGGTCGGTCGTTTCAGTGCGTCGTTGATTTGGTTCATATTTTTCCTCCGCAAGCCTTGTCAACGTAGAGTTGCACGGCCTTGGATTTCGCTTGTTGTGCTAGTTCTTCGTCACCGTAGGCTCGGAGCCAAAGTTCGTACACTTGTTGGTAGTTGGTCGCGTCGTAGTTCCCCTCGTCAATCTTCCGCTTGGCTTGGAGCGCTGGAAGCATCTCCTGCAGCGCCACGATTTGCTCGGCGTGCAGATCGAACGGGTTTAGCCCGTACTCCCATCCGACTCGGATCCTTCGTTCGTATTTTTTTTTACCGCTTCGGCAACTTCACCGAGTCGGCTCCACAGTTGGAACGCCATGGTCGGAGTCGCGTCGGTGACTCCCATCTCTTTAAGTTCGTTTGCGGCTGCGCGAAGGAAATCGCGCGATGCGTAGACCAGTCCGTCACGCCGTTCGAGCGGGAACCGCTTCTCCATGTCTTCGAACATTAACCGCGTCTCCAAGAGATCGACCGCCACCGTCACCGGCTCGGCTCCCGTCTTTTGGATGACGACTGAAAACGATTCGTCTTTCAGGTCGATGTGTGCCACTTCGATTCGATCCTTTCACTAGGGGTTGTTTGGCGGTTGATTACCCGGACTGCCCGAGTAACTCGATGAACCGCCTTTTCCAGTTCCGTCGGTCAAAATGCCTGCCGAATGACTTTCGGCCAAATCCCGGCAAACGTATTCGATTTCCCATTTCGCTGCGAATACGGGTTGGCAATAGAACGTGCCGAGGTAGGCAGGCTTGAAACTTTTTTCAATCATCTTCAACTGCACGTTGCCAATGACGAGCTTCGGCATCGGGATCTCGTACCCGACGCGCACAGCCATGCCTCGGTAGATAATCTTGGTCGCGGCTCCTGGGTACACGGGGAGGATCGATGGGATCTCCGCGCGGCTACCGCGTCCGGCCTGTTGCAGTTCGTTCAGGTTAATCACGCCATCTTCTACCACTTCTGGTCCCAAGGGGATCCATTGGTCTTTCTCTAAGGCGGATTGTTTGATGTCGAAGTACGCCTCAAAGTGCGCCCAACTAGCGTTTGGTGGCGGTAGCGGATTGCAAAGGGCTCCAGCCAATGGCGTCGTTCGGTCGTAGACGATTTGCAAATCTTTCACCTCTGGGATTTCAGGGTGTTCGTGATTTACCAATCGGTCCTGATTTACTGGGTCGGGAGTGAGTTGCGAGATACCTCGGCAATGCTCCATGCCGTGCATCGAGTCTTCCCACTCGTCCCATGTCACCCATAATTGACTAAATAAACCCGACGCCCCGAGCCAGTTCGACATATCGCCCAGGGTGCGGTAAGAAATCGATGCCGACACTCCTGTGCCGAAGATGTCTTCCTCCACATCAATCTGATCGACCAGTATTTGTGATCCGCTCCCGCGAGCGTACTCAATTCTGCGTAGTGCAATTTGCTGAAAAATAAACCACGCATACGACATGGGTTGATCGGCTGCAATCTCTACTCGCATCGACAGCGAGTGCTTGGTAGTCGCCATTTGAGAGCGAGATTTTGTAACTCGATGCGATGCCTCGATATGCACCACGCCGGGCGGGTAGGGGTTCCGGGTCGGAATTTGCGTGTCGGTGACAGTGAATCCCAACGTCGCCTTGTCCGCACTGAGTTCGTATCGCTGCGACCGCTCGTAGCCAACAGGTTTGGTAAAATCAAGCTTGTCTCGATAGAAGTCGGCGTTATGGTCTATTTTGTTTGGTCCATCAAACGTCTTAGCTACCGTCAACTGCCCGGATATGGTGCGAGTGGTCCATCCACCTGGATCCAACGAGTAGGATTGGGAGTAACTAAACGAGCCAATATGCTCCAGTTCCGATCCCGAACTTTCGGCAATAAAAATGCAAACCTCTACCGACCAACGAACCTCGACGGCGGTGGGTGCGTTTGCCGCTGCCATGGGCCGCAATGCGAGAAGTTTTGGGAACGGGCCTCCCTCCACGTCCGTCATGCTGGCGCTGCCGCCTACATTCAAATCAAACCCGATCCCGATCCCTGTTGCTTTGAGGTTGCCACCGTTGCGGGTCAATATGCGTCGTATGTCTTCGATCGTGTCGCCGACGCTTGGAACAACGACGGCATCTACCTCGATCTTGATTCGATGGTATTGTGTTTGCCTACGGTCGGGTGTTGGAACAACCTCAATCTCGACGGTGCGTTTTTGCCCCATGCCGAGCGAGATTCCTTCGTAGGTAAGTTCATCGAATGCGGCTGGCATTACAGGTTCCTCATCGCTGCGATCCAGTTCTGCACGTCCGCCGGGTTGATCTGGCCACCCGCGTTCGGTCCAAACGCCTGAGTCAGCATTTGGAACATTGGATCCCTAGAGGTGTCGGTATGGTCTTCCTTCATCAACTCGGTCTGGAACGTCAACAATTTCGTCATGCGTTCCTGGAGTTGTTGTTGCGCTTTCGCGACCGCTGCATCCTCCGCTGCTTCGTTCTCATTCCAACTGATGTAGTCTCGAATCATGGCGTCGATGACGTTCAATACGGCACCTATCACGTCGATAGATTGGCCGCTTTTTTCGATTGCCCACGTCGCCCCGGTGAGGACCATAATGATTTGGTCCGCTCGGTCAACGAACAAATCGGTAACGGCATCCCCTAGCTTTGCGATTGCCTCCTCTACTTTGTCCTGTGCTTCTCCTAGCTTGGCCAGCTTGTCGCCTCGCTCCTCTGCTCGATCGACCAATCGCATTTGCCGACGCACGTCGGTTTGCGAGCGTTGAATGGCGATGGCTGCGGAATACTGTTCTAGTTCATCCGCTTGGCGTATCGACGCTTTGTATAGTGCGTCGATTGCCATAGCGGCTCCCACTGCTGCTGCTGCGACGATAAGCAATGGTGCGGCTGCTGCGCCTGCTGCGACAGCCGCTTCGGTCATGCCTGCTGCGGCTGCGGTAGACGCTTCGGCGACTGCGGCCCCCTCGGCGACCGCCGCACCTTCGGTCACTGCGGCTTCTGTTGCAACTGCCTCGGTGGTTGCAACGCTTGCTGCCGGTTCAATTGGAGGGGGAGATTTTTTTGGTGCCCCAGAATAGTCAATTGAGTCATTCGATGCTTTTTGTTTTCTGGAGGTTTCTTTAGCAAATCCCGTTTCTTTGGACACTTGCTGCATTCGCTGCAATCGGTGTTGCGATTCGTCAGCTTTGCCGATTTTGTTTTCCTCTTTCCCGTGCGGCTGCGATCTTTCGATCGCGGCAACAATCTGAACCGCTGCGTCCTCGATTGCGGCTACGGTTGCGTTGGCGCTGGTCGTTACTGCACTAACTAGCGATTCGTCTTTAGTCGATGTGGGTTTTGCTTTTGTTTCACTGCTGGCCGCAACTTGGTGTCTGTCCGGCTTTGCGTCAGTCTTTGGCGTTGCGGTTAGCTTTGTCGCTTCTGTTCTCGCTGGCTGCAACGAACGGAAAAGCGATCGCATCCACTCCAACGACTTCTCTAGCACTCCCGGCTCTGCTCTGGTGGTTTCAGTCGGCTTCGCGGGTGGCGGTGTTGCTGGTTTCGATGGTGGTTCTGGCTTGGCCGTTGGAGGGTCAAATAACTGTGCAATACCATCGGTGATACGATCGAACAGCGTATCAACGCGATCTTCCGGCTTAGCTGCCAATGGTGGCGAAGAGACTTTTGGTTGCGGTAGCGGTGGTGGCGGTGAAGAGTTGGGAGATGGTAGCGGTGGCGGTAGAGACTCTGCATCCAGCTTGCGTTTTTGCGCCCTTTTTGCAAGCCATTCGTCTGGCGCGGAATAGCCAAATATATCTTCCGTTCGAACCGGCTTAGATTCAGGCGATTCACTTACAGGCTCAGTCTCGGCAACAGGTTCCGGCTTCGCGGCTGGCTCTGGTGGTGGAGTCTCGGCAACGGGCTCCGGCTTCGCAACTGGCTCTGGTGGTGGAGTCTCGGCAACGGGCTCCGGCTTCGCAACTGGCTCTGGTGGTGGAGTCTCGGCAACGGGCTCCGGCTTCGCAACTGGCTCCGCTTCGGTCTTTTTGGGCGTCTCTTGTTTTTGCGGTGTTGCTTTCTCTGCTGGTCTAGCAAACAGCATCTTGTAGAGAGAAACGCCACCCTCCACAATCGTCTTGGATCGCGCAATCACGTCAGATAGAGTGTTTATCGCGCGAGTGAAATGTGCCAAGTCTACGATTTCGAGCGCAGCATGTTTGATTTTGTCCGCATCGCTCTTTTCGGTTTTGTGCGTCCGATCGGCCCCTGATTTTGCCGGGGTGGCACGGGTATCGGCTCCGTCAGTGGGCCGATCGGCTTTTTTCGTTGCACCAGTGGGTTGCGTGTCTGGCTTCGCGGTCGGTGGAGGCGCGGAGGTAGTTGCTTCCGGCTTGGCCGGATTCGCTACACTCGCGTTTGTGTCGTCAACGAGGACGATGTGAAACTGTGCGCCATCCATCGCTGTCGCTTATGCCGACTGGAACGCTCCGGTACTCAGATCGGGATACGCTCGCAAGCGAATTGGAACTTCGCGGAGGTCTGGCGCTTGCAACAGCGTGACCGGGAAGTTTTCATGCAAGATGGTGCGAGGGAATGTGATCGTCGCAGGGAGCGGCCCAGGGTTCGTTTGCAGTGCGGTCAGCACCAACTGCTTGCAGAAAGCACCCGCACCGCCAGCGCCGACATCAAGGCGTCCGATCTGGCCTGCGGTGTAACCCGTCCCGTAAGGGTTCATTAGGGTCTGTACCGCTGCGCCGTCGAACTCAATCAGCGTGAACTCGATGGTCACATCGATCCCGCGAACGATCGCGTCTTGCGGGGTGTCGCCCCACTTGTCGCCAGTGATGAGGCGTTTCATGAATTGATGGCTGATCCGGTATCCGTCTTTCGACTGTCCGCAAGCCAAATTGTTCCACGTCGCCGAATAGGCACCGCTTGTGAATCCCATAGTTCCTATCTCCTAAAAAAAGTTCCCGCCTTTCGGCGTTGATCTTCGTCCCACTTCAAACACCCTGGGCAGTTCACAAGGTCCAGGACTTTGGTTGCCGCTTCAAGATTCGTAAACGTGGCCAAATACGCACGTTTGTCATCGCAAGCGAGTTTGAACCGCAAACCGCCTCCGTCTTCAATGGGACCGTTCTTTGCCGGTACAAACCAATGCGTCAGGACCAATAGTCCGACAATCGGTGGCTTGCTGGCTCCGCACTTCGGACACGCGAATCGATCGTGCTTGACCTCGAACTCATAACGCTGGTTGTCCACTGCGCATTCTGGGTTGAGGCAGTAACCAGTAGGTGGTTGTTTGTCCGTTCGGTCCCGAGGAATGACGATGCCGCTCATAGCGTTTCCATCCTCCGCAATCGACCAAAGACCGCGCCGCGAGTGATTCCCGCGTAGACATCGACGCCAGTCCCGCCTTGGTTTGCGGCTCCGTACACGTCTGAGACGACGCCTCTCGGCTTGGCATCGACGGAAACCAATCGCAGATACCCAATGAAGCCCTTGGCGTTGGGTTCCTGAACCTTCAGCGCCGTGTTGGTTGATACGGTGATGGAGGGGTTCCAGTCCACTGCCTTGATGATCTTGTCGAGATGCGCGTTGATGCCTTTGACTTGATCCAAAAAGAGAGTCCGTCTCAAATCGCGTGGGACGCTGCGAGACCGCAAGAACGCCGCAACTCGGCATCCGAACTCCATGTCTCTGGTAGTTCCTGACGTTTGATGCACGGGCCCAAGGTTGAGCGATGCAGGAGTGACCGTAACGTACAGATCGCCAGCCCATTGAGGAACAAAGTCGTCGTCGGACTCGATCGAGCATTGCTGATCGGTCAGTCCCATGGCGGTCTGCACCGCATCGAGAACGGTTTCGAGAAGGTAGGGTTCAGCGTTAAGCACTGGCCCCCCCTTGGATCATTCGAGAGAGTCCAATTTCCAATGCGTTGCTTAATGCGTTGCTCCAGCGCCCCCACCAAAGATCGGGGACTTTGGCTGGCAAATAGGGTCTGGCCGGTATCCTGCGTTTCGAATCGCCGTATTGGTGCGTTGCCGCGTACTTGACGTTCGTTCCGACGATCACGCCGTTTGCGAGTGCCGCAAAGATTTGGTTGTCGCCTCCGTCCCCTGTCGGCTTGCGATAGGAAACCCCATCGCCCCCAAGTTCGCCGGGAGAGAGGGAGTTGAGGAGGACGCCCGTGTCTCGGAGAATTTCATGCGGTCGGTTGCCGTAGACTTGGAGTTTGGTCTTTCCACCTTCGGCTTTGATGCGATTCCACGCCATGCCTGCCGCAATCGACTTGGCGGTTTCTGGATCGTACTTGGTGATGAGCCATGCGAGGTTGCGACGAAAGTAAAGTCGCCATTGCCGCAACTGTGCCGCCGATAGCAATCCCGTTCCGACGGGTGCGTACTTGTGACCTCTGCCGAGCCCGTGAGCCCGCTTGAGCCGTGTCTGCTCCCCTGGCCCAAATCGCCGCGAGTAGGCTAGCGTCTTGGGGGATAGCGGTGGCCACTTCACGCCGTCTTCGCCGGTTCCGCCTCGGGCCTTACGAACGAAGTCCGCATGGATGTCCGTTAGCGCCGCAAACCCAAGAGACAGGAAAACACCCTTGGCAACGCCAGTCATGTCAACAGCCTTGCCGGTGAGCGACAACCGGACTTGGTTAATCACTTCCCTCGCTTGATCGCGCGTGCCTCGAAAATAAACTCTAGTAGTCAAACTGGGTCAACTCCGAGTCTTGAGGCCGCTGCTTTGGCATGTTGGTCGAATTGATCGCGACCCGTTGTTGGCGTCGAACGTATCGCCGATCGATGTGCATGTTCGAGAACATCGGGACGTTGAGCCCCTTGAGTGGGACGCCGGGGATCCGCATTTCGTCTCGCATGATGAGCGGGAGTTTTTCCGCAATCCGCTGATACTCTGCGACGAGAGACTCAGGGACCGGGTTCCCTCGACGTTCGCACAAGTAGACGGTGGCCATGACAACGCACCATTGACGGAGCATTCTGGAGGTTTTTACCCCAGCCTCGTCATACCGCCTCAGAACGTACAGATTGATCTCGTCCGTTGCCTGCGCGATACAGTCGTCTACGGTAGCCTCGGACCCTCGCAGATCGTGAGACGCGAACGCCGCAACACCCGTAGCTCCGAAGAAGTTCTCTACGTCTTCGGCTGTGCAGTAAGTCCAGGTAATTGCCACGTCCACCCCGCATGATGCTAGAACACGCAAGTGCCGATGGCCAAGTTCGAAGGAACTTGATGGACCATCAGCGCGTTGTCGAGAACAAACAGTTCGGTCGAGGTTGGGTTCGCGATCTCCCGAGACCAAGCATTCAAGCCGAACTTCTCGCTCTTGGGACCGCCATCGTATTCGGCGATCGGTTCGCCACCGATGTAGCACTCGATGTCCGATCCGTTCGACACTGCGTCGGACGCAATGAAGAACGCCGTGTTGTCGGGGACGTGTGGCGTCCAGGTTTCGGAGCCGGGCTCGCCGATCTCCAAGCCTTCATCGTTGATGCACCACTCGACCCAAGGCATGAACGAGAGTCTCGCCTTAAAGTTCTGAATGGGTCGTCCGTCAGGCCCGGATCCGCTATCCTTGCTGATGATCTCGTAAGGAGTGTTCGCCGTACCGTGTGCCTCTTGCACTGCGTCGTTCTTGATGACCAGAGACCAAATCGACGACTTGGTGACGATCTTCGACAGCCCCGAGCCTGTGAGGCGCTGGAAGGCTGCATGAATCGCGTAGAGGTTGGATGGGATGTCCGCCGACGCGGTGGTGGCCCACGATGTCGAGAGAATGTTCCCGCCTCCCGTCATGTTCAACTGGCTCTTGTTGCCAGCCGGAACGCGCGTTGGGAGTTGCCCCGCCGCACCAGACGAACTGTAGGTCCAGTACCAAGAATCGCCCACGATCTTGTAGTATAAGGAGTCTCGCATCAGCCCGACGAGCATTGCTGTTCGCCAGTTGGCTGCGAGTTGTGCGAGGTATCCGGTCTGCATGGCAATCATCTTCGCCCCGGCTTTGTCGCGCGTGGCTGGATCGTCGATGCGACCGATGTTGTTGACTTGCTCGGCTAGGAGCGGAATCGAACTGTGCATTCGCGGATACTCGAAGGGGATGCGGGAGGCGATCTGCATCTGCATTCGACCCGCTGCCGTACCAGGAGCGCGACCTTGCGCCGTCTTCAACGTGTTGTTGAAAACGTGGTAGGCTCCGAGGCGACCATGCCCCATGTTGGTTTCGTTGTTTCCGCCGGGTTGCAATCCAAACTCCTTGAGTAGAGAGCCAGTGGCCTCGACTCGCTCGCTGATAACCTTGGTAAGTACCTGCGGCTTGAATACGTCCTGGAATAAATTTGGCATCTCTTCAAATCCTCAGTGCCACCCTCGGAATTGAAATTGGTTTGTTTGCGAGCCGCTTAGGCTGCAATCTCGTCGTCAAACAGGAAGCACTTGCCAACGGCCTTGAGTGCCGTTCGCGCTGCGGCTTCGTTGGTGTGGCCGACAAAGGCTGCACCCTTGATAAGCAGTTGGCTAGCTCGAACGTCACCGCTCATCAGCACTCGCACGGGTTGGTCTTGGTCCTCACCGTTCTCGTTGACGACTCGCGTATCATCGAGCAGGATCCCGACAATCGTTTGCGAGCCATCGGATGCCCCAGCGTCATACTGGACCAGCTTCTTGCTGGCGGTGATCTGTCCGAGCACCATCCCAGCGCGAAGAGTCGTTGTCGGTGTATTGACCGCATCGCGAGCCGCTCCGCTCAGGATCCGCGTCACAATGGTTGCGCGAACGCGACCATCCGACACGAACAGAATGGGACGGGTTGCGAGTGCGTCTGCTCTGGTTCCTACGCCTAATGGCATGATTTCGTTCCTCTGGTGCCACCCTTAGAAACGATGACTGGGGTTAGTTGGTTTTCTTGCCGTTGATGAGTCCGACCCAATACTTTTCCTTGGCTTCGGCGTCTTCGGAGTTTGGTGGTTCGGCCACCGACATACGAGCGAGTTTGGACCCGCCTCCCTTGCGGAAGGTGGCTGTCTTGAACGTGCCCTCGGGGATCACTTCGCGCGATCGCATGAACTTTTCGGTTTCCCCTTCTCGGGGCTTGTTGTAGGCATCGAGGGAAAGCCGCTGGGCTGCGATGCGAGCGCTGTAGCGTGCGAACTCTTCGTCCATGATGCGACCGCTATCTCGAAGGGACTCCAGTCGCCCAAGTAGATCGCGATGGTAGGCTGTCTCGGCAAACGCTCTTGCCGATCGGACTTGGGCCGACATGGTTTGAATCTCGGGAGAAGTCACCATGGGAGACCCTGCACCGCTACCCGCTGCGCCCTGGCCTCCGTTGCCCATGACTTGTTTGATGTTATCGACGATGTTGGATGCGTCGGTTCCCTCGGGAAGTGCAATGCCGCACTCTTGGAGCGCGTCCACAATCAAGGCAACAACATCGCTTCCTTGATCGTTCCCGCCGTCAGACGGTGGAGCCATGTCCATGCCTGCGTCTTGGCCTGCTGCCATGTCCATACGCTTAATCCTCGGTGTGTAGTAGTTAGGGGAAACGCCCATGCGGATGACGCATCCCATGGTGATCGGCTCGGCGGGTACAAACGGCCCTTGGCTGTGATCGACCGGGTAATCAACGAGGTCTACCGAGGTAATCACGTCCGCGTAGGTGTGCCCGTGCCCGTCGCGAAATTCAGGGAATATCACAGGGCTGACGAAGATGGAGTTGTGCTCCACCTTCTCGATGGCGCTTGGCGTCAGAACCTCCACCGTGATCTCTGCGGATTGCCCGTCGGGAGTCACTTGGAAGTCCACCATCCGGCCTTCGGTGTTGTGCGCTCCGCGCGTATCGCGTTTGGAGAGGCTGTCCATGGTGATCGGACTGAGCATCTCCAAGTCGTCGAGTTCTGCGTGGTTGAAGTGCATCGGAACGACATAGCCCGCGTCGGACAGTCGCCGAAACTCTTGCTCCCAGTGCTTCAATCGATCAGGAGTGACAGTGACGCTTCCGTCACCGCTTTGGTACTCGTTGACCGATAGAACCGCTTTGCGAAACACCTTGCCCATGAGTGCAGGCTAGAGTGGTGCTTCGCCGTCTCAAAACCGCTAGTTTCGCTGCTTACGCTACTTGCGAAACTTTCTCAATCTTCTCTCAGATATTCCGGTTCGCCGTTAGCAACGATCTCTTCGCGAATGCGATCGACGACGCTTTGGCGGACGCGCCTTCGACCGCCGGGCAGACGGCAATACGCTAATCGCCCTGTCTCGGCCCATTGAGCCACCGCCGTTCTCGTCACTCCAAGCTGCTGCCCTACCTCCGAGAATGACAACAGTGGATCCTCCGAGTGAGTCTTCAACGATCGAATCTTGCGTTCTTTGTCTGTCATAGTGAACCGTGCCTCCCAACAACAACGCCGCCCCATTGTGCGGCCTGCAATTCCTTCGAAACGAAACAAGCGTAAGACGTACCGTCAATCTGATCCGCAACTTCATCGGGCCTCCCCTGCCATGCCGAGTGTTCGCCAATGTAGGTTCGCACCCAAAGGTCCATTGAGTCGGGGACTCGGACCAAGCCATCCTCGACCCGAGAAATTGCCCCGGCTGCGACCGCGCGTTCAAGTTTCGCCCCTCTATGGCTCTCTGCCATGCCAGGAAGTTTGGGGCCGATGAGCCGTGTCTTTCGGCCTTTGATCTCTTTCGCCAGTGCGGGCCCGAAGTGTGCGTTCTCGATGTAGGCGATCGGCACATCCATCGACTCCATGTGGTCGTTGAACCGGGACTTTAGGTCTGGCCATTCAACTTGGATCCGGCATATCGACCGAAGAAAAAGAGTGTGCCGAGGCCGATAGTAGTCCCACACTTCGCAGACGCTCCAAGACGCGGGCTTGCCTCGATCTTGGTCCGCGCGATCGCGCGATGTCCCCGCCGTGTCGATCACCGCAAACCGACGTAGCTGGTGCTTTGCTGCCTCGCAGACTTCGCCGTGGTGGAGCCATTGAAGACCGCCATCAGGCAGGACCGTGTAAGTCTTGAACCACTCCCGATCGAAGACGCCCGCTGCTTGGAAGAGCCAGTTGCCACCAAGGAGCGATTCCCGCTCGGCTCTCGGAAGTGCTCGCAATCGGTTGGCGTAATCGGGATCCCGCTCTAGCAACGCGGGGTTGTCGGCCAAGGTAGCCGGGATGAACGTGAACGATAAAGGTTTTCCTTCGTAGCCCGACAACTCTTCCCGCGTATCGGCCCACACTAGCTGATCGTCACCGCCTCGGACCATCCAACGAATCTTGCCCGCGCGTTCCGGGATCGGAGTGCCCGCCATGGGATCGATCCACCATTCGAGCATCTTCGCGACCCAGGAGCCCGGCTCCGGGTTGCACGTCGCGCGGACGTAGGGTTCGATGCTCCCGGTCGATCGGGCTCGGGATACCAGATACCAAAATTGACCCTCCGAAAAGTGAGTCAGTTCATCCCAGCCAATGAGGGCGATCGCGGTCCCTTGCCAGTTGAGTTTATCCGCCTCGTTCTCCATGTGACTGAACATGATTCGGCAACCGCTCGGGAACACCGCGTCCATGCTGGCCTGTCGCATCCGACCGCCGAACATGGGGTACAGTTCGCACGCCTTGTCCCAAAGACCCTGCGCGGCCGTGATCTGCTTGTACGTTCTCCTGAACAACACCGGCGACCATTCGCGTTCGTCGATCCCTCGAAGTGCATCGAGCAGAAGAGCGTAGGTCTTACCCCCGCCCGCCGCACCGCCGTAGATCGCAATATCCGCGTTGGTACGCAAGATCGACTCTTGCGGGCCTTCCTGGGGACCAATCTCGATAATCGCTTGCTCGGTCACGCAATCGCCTGATTAACTGGTGTCGCAAAATCGATAACGCCTGCCGCTAGTTGCCACACCGCGTTGGGAGATGTGTCGTACCGTCTCAGATCCCAATAGAATCGACCGGCTGCGATGGTCGATAGACCGCGTGCCTTCATGGTCAGTCGGACTTGGCGAACGGGATCGGTGCCGTTGACGAGTCCGACGATCGACCCGTCTCCGGCTACGATGCTCCCGCCCGTTGGAGTCACCAAGCCGGAAGACGAATCGACCTGTACCGCAATCGTGTTCTGTGCTCCCGCCACCGTCGGCTTTGCAGTCCACACCAAACGCCCCGTGGCGTTCTTGGCGCTCGGATGAATGGTAATGACGATCTCGTTGTCGGTCTTGAGATACTGATTGAAATCGGCCACATAAAACGGCCCAAGAGATTGGCGTTCTTCTCGCGTCACTACCGGCGTGATCGCTTGCACGGACCCCGAGGTTGAGGTGCTGATCTGGAACCGACTCACTAATTCGCTGAGGATAGCCTGCGATACCGTGGTGCTTAGGCTTTGGAGCGTGTCCCTTGTGTAACGAGCGTGCTCGATGGGAATGACCTGGACGTTCGCCGTGCTGGACTCTGGAAAGAAGTCCGCTGTCGTTCCGTTGTTCTCCGATTGCTGGACGTCGAAGAGGTAGTATCCGTCTTCTAGTTCGACCGGGTTTGTGTCGTTGAGAGCGGTTCTAGCACCACCGTTCACCGAAACCTTGCATGTGATGTTGTCCGCGTCACCGAGCACCGGCTGCGACGTATTGCGGTTGAATGCGTAAACCTTGAGTGTGGCGTTGGTGTTCTTGTACATCTATTCAATCCCTGTACCGATGACTAATGGTAGGTAGAGTGAGTTCCGAGGAGGTGGCGTCGAAGCTGCACCCACAGAGGCCGTTGTGGCTAGGGTTCGCGCTAGATTTGCCGCCATCCCTGCCGTTACCGTCGCCGTGGACACTCTCGATACCGACGCCAATGTTTTGACGACTGAACCCGCCATCCCTGCCGCTACCGTGGCCGTAGCCGACGACGTGGCTGCGCCAAGTGTCTTGGTAACTCTGCCCACTGGATCGCTTGCTACCGTGGCCGTGGCCGATGCAGTGACGGCTCCAAGCGTCTTGGATAGAGTTGCAGTGTTGTTGCCGACAACTGTTGCTTCGCCCTGGATGAGCAATCCATCGAGTGCGATATTTACGGTCGATTGCGACCCGTAGGTCGAGGTTGATTGCAGGCTAGCGTTTCCAAGCGTTGCGACACATTGGCCGACCATTGTTTCGGCTAGTGCTGCTGCGCCAGTTGCGGTGGTGTCGTCAAGGATATACCCCGACGGAGGTCCGACAGTGTACTCGTAGGTGTTTCGAAGCGACGCTAAATTACCTGGAACCGTGGCCGTTCCTGAACACGTCGTCGATGCAAGGGTTTTGCTCGAAGAACCACTTAGACCGAGCGTTGCCGTGCTGGAACACGTCGCTGCCCCTAGCGTGACCGAGAGCGTTGCGCCCGGATCTTCTCCGGCTGATTCACCACCACCACCGGGCCCAGGCACTATGCGTTCCCGTCAGTCAGCGTGAACGTGTTGACGGTAAAACTCTGGCCAGAAGTCACCGAGGCATTTGGTGAGATTTCCATGTCACCACCGCTACCCGTGGCGCTGCACGTCCCCTGAATGTGACACGTCGCCCCGGCTTTGATTCGGAAGTGTCCGGCGGTTCCGGTGGCGTCGGCACTGAGATCCTGCCACGTTCCGCTCAACGACTTTGCTCCCGAGGATGCTGCGCCCATCCAGTCGGATGGCAGAGTGAGAGTCGCGACGACCGTGCCAGTGTCCGCTGAACTGCAATTCGCCGGAGGGGAGCCTGTGCGAATCTCCAGCGTCGGAGCCGTACCGATCGATGTTTCAATCTGGTCTAGTCTCGCGTTGCGCACGGTGGTTGAAAATTGGATTGCCATGGTTGCTCCTTACTGGGGTTTGCGTTTTCTTCCGTTATCGGGGAGGTACAAAATCACTTGTGGCTTCGACAGGGAATCGCTTTCGATTTGCAGTTCTCGACCGAATCCTCTTGTCTTACCTTTGCGCTCCAAGTACCACATCGTGGCCTTGAGATTACCGGCTTGGAGGGCTGCGCTAATGTTGGCCTCGGCTAGATCAAGCGATTGCTCGGTGGTCTCTTTGAACGCCTCATCAAGCCAAGCGTGCTTTTTGCGGTGCTCCCAAATCGTTTGGCGACTCAGGCAGAGCTTCGCGGCCACCAATGCGACCACACCGGCAGAATTTCGCACCGCCTCGATCCATTCGTCTTGCGTGATTCTAGGCTTCGGCATTCTCTTGTTCGGCGTCGTCCTGCAACTGTTGAATCTTCGCGGCGAGTGGCAGTAGCACACTTGCGGCTTGTAGGCCACCTTGCTTGACTGCAAGATCGAGACAGGCCATCAATTGCTGTTGTTCTTCTTTGGTTAGTTCAAGATGCATTTTGTTCTTCCGTTGTAAGTACGTCAGGAATCGGAATGTATTGTTGCATGGCGTGAATGACAAACGCTTGTTGCTCTGGCGACAG